TGCATGATAAGACTTTTCCACAATCCACCTCATGTCATTGCCCCCACCAATACTGGAAATTAAAGTAGCAACGTTGGACGTGTTAATGTTGGATTGTTTTACAGCTTCGCTTACAGCAATTGCTGCTGCTTTGGTAAGAGTAGGCCACGAACGGGCTTCCCGAGCTTCATCAGCCCCATGAGGCAAATCATCTATAGTGGGAAGTTCATATGCTCGGTGTATACAGATTGCTGGGTCAGCTATAGAATCCCATTTGCTGATAACTGGAGCTTCTTGATTATTTTTTAAGATTTGAGAGAACGTGGAATCAACTCCCATTCCAAGGGTATTGCAAACACCCATTCCAGTAATCACGTATCTATTATTCAACGAATTCATTATAAACCTTCTAAGTACTACAATTCTATACTATCCTGTTCTATCATCTAGGCTATGCTCATGCAACTGCAATATACGAGAGTTGTATGCCAACGCGTTATGAGTTGCGGCAATAATAGGTATTGAAGTGTTGGCATTGGAGGTGATTGTTTGAACTACACTAGCTCCGCTTGCTGCAGCAGCAGTAGATTTAACCTCTGTGTATGTATTTCTATCTCCATTGTTACCAAACGTGGCACTTTGATATAAATCGGTGTATGTGTGATAATGACCAATCATTGAATTATACATATTAAGAAGGCTCGTCATATCACTTGCTGTAATTATAGCTCCAGCAACCATAGATGATCGAAGACTAGTAATAGTCGCACTGCTAGCGGTCCCTGTTTGGGAGTCTGGAGTGATCTCTCGTTGCGCGGCACCCATAGTTATATATCCAAATGAGGTTTAATTAATTCTACTACTTCTGTTGTTGTCTTTCCCTCAATATTTATATTGATAGTATGCGGCATGCGCATTTTTCCTTCATGCTCTATGAATTGCTTCTTCGCTTCAATAGGAAAAGAATTTAAAAAAGAATCTCTTGTGGATGGACTGTCTTGCAAAAATATAATTTTATTGCATCGTTGATAGAATTGGGAGTGAACGGGAAGAACTAATACAATTGCTTGCTCATCTATAAATTGGTTTTGGTTAACTAGGCAATGATGTAAAATATCATTATCTATTATTTGTCTAAAGGATTCTACGTGAGTGTCATCAATAACAGCTTGTGTACATAATGCACACCCTGGACATTTTTCACCTTCATTATAGTTGAAAGCATTTTTAAACAAATGTTGTAGGGCAGCAGCATTGAGGCGTTGCTTTAAAGTGTTATCAAATTCTGTTTGCAAATCTTGAATCTGTTGTTCATCGCATGCAATTATGTAGTTCCTAAAAAGTCGAACATAATTAATATCCAAATAAACAACTCCAATATCTTTAAAAGCTGTCTCTGTTTGTTTTTTGTTTTGAAACCCAATTAGTTCAGGCACGTTGGGTAATTCTTTAAAAAAAATAGAATTTAAACTAGGAGCATCTCTTAATGCATATCCCCCTACTAAACCTATAACTATAGGAGGTTTTTTTGCTTCTTCTCTTTTTTTTAAATCATTAAATTCGCCATATTGTTGGGCAAAGCTACTCAACTTCCCTAATAACCACATTGTATCAATTGTAACTGCAGTCAACTCAACCACTCTTACAATAGGAGATATTGTTTCTAACGCAAGTATGGTTTCTTCAGGATTGCTTATTGATAAAATTGCTGAAAAGAGTTCTGGATTTATCAATATCCAAAATAACAACGTTGTTCGTTATTATAATTCTTCATACTCTGCTTTTGATGGATACAAAAACTTTGCAATCAAAATTGTTTTATTATCTGAAACAGAGTATCGCGTGCCCCACGTAAATGATATAAGAGCAATTGCGGTGTCTGCATGATAAAGACTGAATTTCCAGGATATATGAAAGATGATACTCCAGGACAGGCTAGAGCTATTCTAAATATAGATAATGCTTCACTTCAAGCATACAGAGATGCCCGTGCAAAAGATATTGCATTATCGAAAGTAGTTGGTGAAGTGAACACCCTCAAGAATGATATTGGGGATATTAAAAAATTATTAACTCAGTTAATTACCGGTAACAAATAATGGCAAAAAGTATAAATTCCGTCGTAATAGCTACAGATACGTTTTCGTCTCTTATTACAAAAACTAATCAAGTAATTTCAGCAATAGGGTCTGAAGTAATTACTGCCAACTCCTCTAATGATGGAGCTAACACAACTGGCAACACAAATCTGATTGGTATTTTTGGAGCCAATACTATTGCTGTGGGTACGGTAATCAGAGGTGGTACAGTTAATGCTGCTGCCAACTTAACAATATCCTCCAACGCCATTTTTGTAGGTACAAATACCTCATTCTCTTCTAATCTTATTATAACTAACAGCACTACTACAGTTAATGCAGTAATGATTATTAGTGGACCAACACTAAACGTCAGCTCTAATGCGACGTTTAATGCCAACGTCACAATGGCTGGTAACAGACTTGTTGTTGGGAGCAATGCTAGCTTTACTGGAGCCAACACAACCCTTGGTTCAGCAAACACAACTGTTACTGGTAACAATTTTACTGTAACAAGTAATAATTTTAGTGTTACGGCTAACGATGTCACATTCACATCAAATACAACGTTTGACGGTACCTTGGACATTACAAATAAAGTAACTCTTTATGATGATATTCAATATGGTCCAGCTGGATTATATGGCATACAAACAAGTGCGGCCAATACTAGTCTTGGCGTGACGTTAGGATCCCCACTTCCAGTTTATAGTTGGGTAATGGCAAATTATAAAGGGGCGGATATAACATCAGTTGTGAAAAACGGAGCTACCGTTCGTGTATCAAGATTTTTAGCTGTTACTGATGGTACAAATGCTTATATAACTGAATATGCAACGTTACATTCTCCGGCAGCTGCTAATTTAGGAGTGTATAGTATAACTGCTAATGGAAGCCATGCAATTATAAATTTTACTCAGACTGCTGTTAACTCTTCAGTCACATTAAACATTTCTTTAACGGCATAACGACATGGCAACCGGAAATACAAAATTTAAAGCAGAGCATGGCCTACAAGTTGTCGGTAATACAGACATAGGACAAAACCTTCTCGTTAGTGGTTCAGCTAACGTTGTCGGGGATTTGACTGTCGGTGGAAGTGTTGTATTTACTGCTAACGTTACTGGCAATTTTATACCTGATGTTTCAGGTCGAGCGCTTGGCAATACAACTAACCGTTGGGAAATGTATGCTAATACTTTAAATGTATCTAATACTGCTACTTTTGCTGGCAATACTCAACCAAGTGCTAATGGAATAATTCTTGGAGGTACTTCTAATCGTTGGTTTGCATATGCAACATCGATTGATGTTTCCAATAATGCAACTGTAGCTAATACATTAACAGTATCCAATACTGCTAACATCACCACACGAGTAAACGTTGGTAGCGTACTAACAATTCAATCTAACACTGTAGCATATACAAACACTACTCCAGGTCAAACGGTTGTAGATTCCTATGCATCAGCCACATATAGAAGTTCTAAATATCTAATCGAAGTAAAGAATGCAACAACTGGATATCAGTTATCAGAATTGTTATTGACTCACGATGGGTCGACAGTGTTCTTAACAGAATATGGTACAGCAAACACCGTAGCGTTGTTTTGTACATTTGATGCAGACATAAGTGCTGGCAACGTAAGATTGTTAGCAACACCAACAACAAATGCTACATTTAAAGTGGCAAGAACAACAATTATTTAATTGATATAGCATAAGGAAAAACAATGGCGGTTATACAAGACCTACGAGCTCGCAAAGGCCTTTTTGTTACTGAGAACGCTACAGTGGCAGGCAACGCTGCCGTTCAACAAAACTTAACCGTAACAAATACCGCTACATTCTCCAATACCCTCACAGTAACTGGAAATGCTACATTCTCCAACACTCTTTCCGTAACAGGATTTGCTAATGTTGGAGGATCCCTACAAGTTGTTGGAGTTGGTTCTTTTGGCACCAGTAATGTAACATTTGATACAGATACGTTAGTTATTGATGCGACGAATGATAGAGTAGGTGTTAATACAGCCCTTGGTCAAACCGTTGCATTTATGGTTAATGGAGACGCCAACGTTGTTGGCACATTTACTGCCACAAATATTTCTTATAGCGGAACGATTACTGGTCCTAATTTTGTTGCTGGCACAGCTAACACAGGCGGTGGCGGTGGCGGTGGTTCAAATGCTAGCTCAAGTGGAGCCGCTGGCGGTAGCGGTATCGTAATCCTCCGTTATCCAGACACATTTATAGCCGCATCAAGCACAACGGGTTCACCAACAATCACCGTGGCGGGAGGCTTTAGGGTCTACAAATTCACAGCCTCTGGCTCAATTACTTTCTAATTTTATGTCCGACATTGATTTGGTCAAATACGGGGTTCTTTGGCAAAAAGTTGAATCAATGGAAGCCAAGATTGACAAGATGGAGTCCCAACTTGAGACTCTTATTGAACTAGCCAACAAAGGCCGTGGCGGTTTTTGGATGGGTATGGCATTAGTTTCGGGCATATCCTCAATTTTTGGTTACATTTCACACTACTGGTCAAAATGAAATGGGCAATTGCGATTGTTTTATTACTTTCGCAAGCCTCATCAACCGAGTATCGATGTGTCAAGTGGGCATGGACGGGTGATGTTTACAACCGCAAGGTTTTCTGCCTAAAGTGGGAAAAGGTTGAGAGAAAATGATAGACCCCTTAATTGCTTTAGAAGGGCTACAACAAGCCATCGGACTTGTCAAAAAGGCAAGTAAAGTTGCTAACGATCTAGCGGGCTTAACCCCCATGATCGCTAAGATGTTTGACGCCAAAAGCGTGGCTACCCGATCTATGGTTGAGGCCAAGCGCTCGGGCAACAAATCTAACCTTGGCGTTGCTTTACAAATCGAAATGGCTCTTGACGAGGCCAAGCGGTTTGAGGCCGAATTGATGCTGCTTTTCCAAGCCACTGGCCGCGCTGACGTGTGGCAAAAGATCAAAGAGCGCCAACAACACATGGACGTTGAGGATGCTCATTTAGCACGCCAAGCCAAAGCGGATGAAAAGAAACGCAAAGAACAAGAACAAGAACAATTAGCTTGGGCGTTTGGGATTGTGATTATTGTTATGTTGTTGGGCGCGGTTGGTTGGGGAATCTCCGAGATTTCTGAAATGTGCGCCCGATCAAGGTGCGGGCGGTGAATGAGTATCAAAAACAGTTTGACCAATTCCTTAAAATCTTTGTCAGGCTGTGTATTGTGATATGGGTGCTAGGCTTGCTGAAGCACATCCCCGATGCCATTGCGGATAAGATCGTTAATAAACTACTTGGAATGATTGGACTTTAATGCTGACACTACTTTCAACCTTAATTTCTTTTTTAATGGGCGGTTTGCCTAAGTTGCTAGAGTTTTTCCAAGGAAGGCAAGACAAAGCGCATGAGCTTGCTTTGGCTCAAATGCAAATAACCCGTGAGCTTGAACTACGCAAAGCGGGCTTTGAAGCTCAAGAGCGTATCGAAAACATCCGTTCTGAACAACTAGCAACTGAAAGCGCTGCCAACACTGCTCAAGTCTTAATGGGTGCGCAACAAGCCGAAATGCAAGCCATCTATGCTCACGACACATCCCTTAATGAAGGCACTAGCCAATGGATGAAAAACCTTAGAGCAAGTGTTCGCCCCGTTATCACTTACGGCTTTTTCTTTCTATTGGTTTTTGTGGATATTGGTGGCTTTTGGTATGGCTACTATACAAGCGTGCCTTTTAATGAATTGCTTGATATGTTGTGGGACAACGATACCCAAGCCTTGTTTGCCTCAATCATTGCTTTTCACTTTGGCGGCAGAGCCTTTGGCAAATGAACGTAAGCCCCAAAGCCATCAAGATGATTTCGCACCACGAGGGCGTGAGGCAAAATCCGTATAAATGCCCCGCAAAACTTTGGACAGTGGGGGTTGGCCATGTCATGTTTCCCGAGCAAGGCAAGCTAAAAATAGACCAACGTGATGCGTTTACACCCCCTCAAGAGGCCATGCGCAAATACAGCATGGAGGAAGTTGATGAAATACTTAGGCTTGATCTTGCTAGGTTTGAGAAGGGAGTGGCTACTTATTGTCCTGTTCCTCTTACTCAAGGACAGTTTGATTCGCTCGTTTCATTTTCTTTCAATGTAGGTTTGGGCACTCTCCAGAGGTCAACCATGCGTCAAAAAGTGTTGCGTGGTGACATGGAGGGCGCTGCCGAGGAACTTCTAAAGTATTGCATGGCGGGTGGCAAAATCCTTAAAGGTTTGCAAAACCGTAGATTAGATGAGCGAGCTTTATTTCTTAGCTGACTTGATAAACACGCTAAAACTATCTAATGTGTCCTTGCCAAAGGGAAGCCCCACAAGGCGTTTTGCATAGTCATCAAGGGCATCATTCCATCCCGCATCGTAAGCCGCGCATACAACGTCTATGGCGGTTTCCTGAGCGCCTGTAATGCGTAGAAGGTTAACTAAATCGTCTTTGGTCATTTGGGCAATTCCGTCCTTGGTTGCAGTTACCGTTACAAGGTGGGCAAACTTTGCCTTTGATGCCGCCCCGTATTTTTGAGAATCCAACAAGTTTGGCAAATCCACTTATGACCCATGTCAATACCGCCCTCAGGTGGTTTGGTTTCATAGCATTTATTACAAGTTTTAAGTTTGTGAACGGGTTGATTGCCGCCTAGTCCGATTGAATACATTGCCATTCTCTTTCATTTCGCCCCGAATTTGATTTCACGGTGTTGCCCGTCAATTCTATTAAACCGATGATTTTCATTTCATTGAGCCGCCTAGCCACTTGATTAGAATCAAGCATTGTCAAGGCCGAAATGCCGTCTTTACTCAACGGCCCGTAAAACTTGAGGCAATCAAAGATAACTTGGTGGTGTTGGGAAGCGACTTCTTTAATCGACTCCGCTGCCTCAAACGATGTTAAGGGATCATTCGCACGAACTCTAGGGAATTCGGGCATGGCAAAAATGCGTTTAAATGTTTCTCTATAGTCCATGATGTTTCCTTTATATGTTTTTATGCGCTTGTCTATGATGTGGCGAACACAACCAAACAACATCAAGTGGTCTTGAATAATCACAATGATGGGCTTCAGCTTTTTCACCGCAAATAAAACAAGGCTGCTTTAACAAAGTTCCTCTTTTTAAAGCGTGATAAACCCGTAGATGCGCTTTTTTCCTTTCAGGAAAAGTTATTTGCCATTGAGTTTTGTTTTTGTCTTTTTTATTTGCTTGATAAATTTTGTCTTTATCTTTTTTGCAAATTTTGCAAGTAGAAAAAAACCCATCTTTTTTTGATTTGTCTAAATGAAAGAATGAAAAATCTTTCTCTAGTTTGCAAACATTGCAAATTTTCATGTGAATCTCCATGAAGAATCCTGTAAGGGTATGGAAGGCAGGGATTCAATCTGCTTTTCGCCCGCTAAAGCTATCCATACCGCCATATTATCTCAAAACTCTAAGTCATCGTCCTTTGGCAAGCCTTTGTAATCATCTTTGGGCTTTGGGGTGTTGAGATATGCCCAACCGTTCCAACCGCCATCCATAAGAGGCACACTGTCTAATTTGAGCATTGGCCCGTTTTTAGTCTCAATGACCGATCCAATGATTTGATAGCGGGATTTTTCCACACCATCTTTGTTTTTGTATTTCCCATTGACAACGGAAATTTCGTAAATTTTAGACATTTTTGACTTTCATAAGTTTGTTAATTTTGTCGTCCAACTCGGCAAGGAATTGGACAATTTCCCCCTCTATTAGCCTGATAAACACATTGTCCCGTGGGACACGTTTAACAAACAATTGAAGTTCTGTGGGTAGGCGGTTGTCAAAAGACACAAAGTCACACCATTCACGCCCCGTGCAAGCCATTTGGAATTGCATTTGCGTGTTGTACTTGCCTGGCACTGTCTGACTAAGTAAAGTTTCAATGTGTGTGGCCGTATTGGGGCATTTGATCTCTAGCAAGCCATCATCCCCCACAAGCCCATCGGGGGACGCACCCGCCATTTCAATCGTTGGGTGAGGGACAAACCCCACTTCATCAACTAAGACGTTTTGAGCGACTTCATACGATATACGGGCAAGCGGCTCGGTTTCCGTTCCATGTTGCATAGCGGCATTTGTAAAATTTTCACCTTTTTGACCTGTTAAGCGTTCACACACCAATTGAGCCATGTAGTTGTCACGGGTTGCGCTATAGCCCGTCTTGGTCTTGGCAATTACATCGGCCACACGGGATGCGGTGACTTTACCAATACGAGCCTCAAACCATGCGTCCGAGCGTTGTTCAATCATTTCAATCATAATTTTTCCTATTTCACGTTTACGCCACATTAAAGTTTTGCCTTGGCTTTGTCCTTGGCGGCTATCACTTTCATTTGCCAAGTCTTGTCACCATCACAAGCCGAATAAGCCACTTTGTAAGCTAACTTGAGTTCATCTTGCGTAGTGGCTGCTTCTATGGCTTTGAATAGCTCTGTCATGCTTTCATCGTCAATGGTTGACTCGGGTTCAGCACCGTCAGGCAAATCCTCACCCGCATAGATGTACAACCCAAGGCCATGCAAGCTAAGTGCTTTGGTCATGCAACGCATGATGGCGGTATTGACTTGGAAAGCATCGGGGCTTTGGATGGCCTTGTTGCGGTGATCCATCACGGGCAATTGGCAAGTCATTGGCTTGTCAAACATAACAACCGTAACCCACACCATTGCCGTGCCGTTGATGTCCATAAAGCATTTATCGCCAAACGTATTAACCGCAAAAGTAGCTTTTGGATCGGCTTTGAGTGCCTCGGCCCATGCCCAAGCCCATGATAAATAAGTTAGGTTGGCTTTTTTCTCTGTATGCTCATTGACATTGAGTTTGAGTAGTTCTTGGACGTTCATGCTTCTTCCTTTAAATAAGCCGTTAGGCGTTTNATTCGATCCGAGTGATAGTCACCCATGCGCTTTGCGTATTCTTGGGCGCTAAGTGCCTCTAATAGCTTGCGTTGTGCCATTTCAAGTTCTTTGGCCGCCAACTCTTTGGCCGATGGCAAGCGAAAATAGTCTTTTATTTGGTCAATCATGATCTACCCCCTCCATGCGAGCATTACGCCAATGCCGCCAAAAATGATGATGGCAAGCACGCACTCAATAAGTGTTTGGATAATCTTGTGTTTCATACGGCCTCGCAAGTGTAAAAGTGACGTTTTGCCTCATCCATCAAACGCTTGTATTCGTCATTTGGGATGTCATAGGTAATGTCTTTGTCATTGGCAAACACAAACACATCGAACATTTCCGCAAAGTTGTGGTCATGGGGATAATTGATTTCCTCGGGCAAGTGGTCATAGCCAACGGTGACGACTTGAACCGTCTCACCGTCATCAAATGACACTGCGTCTTGAAAACTGTGTTGGAGATTGTGTTTCATAAATTTTCCTTAAAAGACCCGTTAGGGCATACATGGGGCCGAAGCCCCAATTTGATTACTTGTTTTTTAATGGTGAATTGGCTTTAAAGTCATAGCCAATACTTTTTAATTCTTTGGTTGTTTCAGCAAGGCTCATATTGCTTACTTGTTGAACAGGGTAGCCAATGTTAAGTAAAGCCTTGCGTTGGGCATTTGCCAAAGTAACCATCCAGTTGCAGTTCATCATTTTGATTTCCTTAAAAGACCCCGAGAAGTTCAGGGCATGGGTGTATTGTATAGCAAACTAAACACACATCAAGACTTTTTTATTAGGACTTACCCTAATGTTGCTTTTGTGTAACTCGCACCATGTAAATATTGCTATACTTGACAAATGGACAAACAAAAGGCTATCACCCTTGCAGGCTCACAGAGTGAGCTAGCTCGAATATTGGGCATCACCAGGGCTGCGGTGCATCAATGGAAAACACTTCCTATGGGCCGTTTGTATCAATTGATGGCAATAAAACCTGAATGGTTTGACAAATAAAAAAACTATGTTATAATCAAATCGTCTGAGTGGCATCGGACGACGAAACCAATTGAGAACCCCATAGATTTCTGTGTGGTCTTGCCTGACAACAGGCGAACTTTTGATTGGTTTCAATCGTTTGTTGTTGCTCTCGCCAAGAGCCAAGACCACAGAGCAATTTATGGGGTTTTTTGCTTTTGGCGGCTGTGCAATGCGGTACGTCAGTGGTTGCATCTAGGGATACCCTGTTACACGAGCGAACTAAAGCGGGGGCGGTGGGCGAAGGATAGAGCCGAGTGGTTTGGACGCAAGTCTAATAAGTCTGTCCTATGCGATGCGATGACATGGCTCCAGAGGGAAGTTATCCACAAGCAAAGCGATTGCTGTTTCAGTACGGTAAGGCTTTGCTTTGCTCAAACAATCACCAAAGGGAAGTAAATGCAAGACTTATTCGGCAATGAGATACCTGAACAACAAAAGAAAACAGACGAAGGGTTTGATGAATTCTGGTCTGCTTATCCTAGATGTGACCGTAAGGGCGAAAAGGCTGCTTGCAAGAAAAAGTGGACTGAAAGCTACTATTTCTCTCAAAAGCACATCATCTTGAAACACGTTCAATGGATGGCAACCACAACGGCCTGGTTAAAAGACAACGGGGCATTTATTCCCGCCCCCAAGGTCTATTTAAAGCAACAACGATGGGATGGCGCTGATATTCCTGAAATCAAGACTAAGCCTTTGATTGACCCCGCCTTGGCAAAGATTGAAGCTGACAGTAAAAAAGCCGCACCAATGCCTGAACACATCCGAGCAAAATTAGCGGAGTTACGCAAATGAAAGTAGAAATTGGAAACGCAACGCTTTATTTGGGCGATTGCATGGACATACTGCCAACGCTAAACAAAGTTGATGCGGTTATTACTGACCCTCCTTATGGAATCAATGAAAACAGCAAAAAAGTGGCAAGCCGTGGAAATATGGCCGCACCTAAAAATTATGGTGATTTTGATTGGGATAAATCACCGCCCGCTGACGAACTAATTGAATTGATACGCACAAAAGGTAAATATCAAGCGTTTTTTGGCGGCAACTATTTTACTTTGCCTCCAACGTCATGTTGGTTGGTATGGGATAAATTAAACGGTGACAATGATTTTGCTGATTGCGAGTTAGCCTGGACTAATTGGCCTAAAGCTGTCAGGCGGTTGCAATGGCGTTGGAATGGAATGATTCGCCAAGGTAATGAAGAGCGTTATCACCCTACTCAAAAGCCACTTGAGGTCATGAAATGGATAATTGAACTTTGCCCAAAATCAGAGACAATTCTTGACCCATTTATGGGAAGCGGCACAACTGGCGTGGCCGCAATTCAAATGGGGCGTAAATTTGTCGGCATCGAGCGTGACCCTAAATATTTTGAAATAGCTTGTAAGCGCATTAAACAAGCAATTGCACAACCCCAATTATTTGATCCAGAACAGCCAAAGCAAGTTCAAGAGGCCATGTTTTGAACCATTATGAAGCAAACAGAATTCTTGATCGGGTAAGAGAAGGCCAACAATTTAGCCACTTTGTCATCACAAGAGCGCTTGAACTTACGGGAGACTATGAGACAAACGGAAGCAATGGAATGGATCAAGCGGTTCAAAAAGAAAGCGCTAGAGGAAGGGCGGGGGGAAGCCCAATATTGGTGGCAACAAACCCTAGCGGACATTGCCAAGAAACGTGGGCAAGCGGCTGCCGATGACCTACGCAAGCGCATGAACGAACAAAAGGACAAGAAATGATTTCCATCATGTTTACGGTGTACGGACACCCCGTTGCCAAGGGAAGGCCGAGGTTTTCCACAAGGGGAAAGTTTCCCGTTGCTTACACCCCTGAAAAGACAAAAACCTATGAAACCGAGGTTGGGATGATGGCAAAGGCGGCAATGGGTGCATCCGAGGTCTTAGAAGGGGCATTAGAGGCGTTCATTTACGTTACCTTTCCCGTTCCCGCCTCATACTCAAAAAAACGCACTGAGGCTTGTTTAAGAGATGTTGAGAAACACACCAAACGCCCCGATTTGGACAACGTAATTAAAGCGGTCATTGATGGCATGGACAAAATCGTGTTCAACAACGACTCGCAAATCACATCCATCCATTCCACAAAGGTTTATGGGGAAGTTGCAAAAGTTGAAGTGATGGTGAGACAAGCATGAGCAATCCTTACACAATCCTTGAGCCAACAGTGATTAGTTTTTCTGGTGGCAGAACAAGCGCATATATGTTGCATAAAGTATTACAAGTTGGGGGGGGCAATTGCCAAACCAAGCAACAGTTTGTTTTGCAAATACTGGCAAAGAAGATGAGGCAACTCTTAAATTTGTACATGACTGTGAATTAAATTGGAAAATTCCAATTGTTTGGATTGAATACCAAGATGCTGTAGAGCCAAAAAACAGATTTAAAGTTGTGACTTATGAAACAGCCAGTAGAAATGGCGAACCATTTGCAACGATGATTGAAAAAAAACAGTTTTTGCCAAATTCAGTAATGAGATTTTGCACTACAGAGTTAAAAATTGAGCCAATCAATAAATATATGAAATCGATTGGGATTGATGAATTTGAAACTTTTGCGGGAATTCGTGCTGATGAACCTAAACGTGTGGCAAAACTTAGAAACACACTTCATGCCCCTTTAGCAACTTCAGGAGTTACACAGGCAGATGTCCAGGCTTTCTGGAAGCAAAACAATTTTGATCTTGGTTTGGAGTTTCGAGACAAGGTAACCCCATTGGGAAATTGTGATCTTTGTTTTATGAAAGGTGGCTATCAATTAGCAAGTTTGATTCAGCAAAAACCATCGAGGGCTACTTGGTGGGCAGCGCAAGAAAAAAAGATTAAAGGCAGATTTTCCAAAGATAAACCAACCTATCAACAAATGATAAATTTTAGCAAAAGCCAAATTGATATGTTTGATAAAAATGAAGAAACAATTGCTTGTTTTTGTGGAGATTAAATGAGTAATAAAGCCGTGTACATCATTTTGGTTGTTTTAATCATTGTCCATTGGGGATTGGTAGCTTACGTTATAGGATTTAAGCCATGATTTTCACTTTACATAACAGCCAACAAGCCCACACCGTCCTAAAAGATTTGTGGCCCAAGATCAAAGAAACTTTGCAAGCTGGCAAGCAATTGCGCTTAGAAGTCAAAAAGGCAACCAGAAGCACAGACCAAAATGATATGTTTCACGCCCTGATTGACAAGGTTTTTAAGGCCATGAAGGTGGTTGGCTCAACTTGGACAGCAGACGATTGGAAGCGCCTTTTAATTGACCAATGGGCGCATGAGACAGGGCGCAAGATTGGCAAGGTTGCCCCAAGCCTAGACGGTGAAAGGGTTGTGCAGCTTGGCTTACAAAGCCACAAATTTACAATTGAGGAAGGCTCAGAATTTATTGAGTGGCTTATGGCATGGATGGCAGAAAAGGGAATACAAGCATGATGTGTCCCGTATGTAAGACCCGACATAACAAAGTTTTAGACACTAGGGCAAACCCTGAATTTATCCTTAGAAGGCGAATTTGCGCTGATGGTCACAAATACCTAACCAGAGAATATGCAATAACCGATGACACAATACCTAAAGCACCAATATGTGAGAAGCCAAAAACTCCTAAAGTTAGTGGCGGGTCTTTCCTGTCAAAGCTGTGGCATAGATAACGGAGTTCAGGCAGCGCACAGTAATTGGGGTGGTGGAAAGGGTAAGGGCATCAAAGCTGACGACAACTTAGTGGCTGCTTTGTGCCTTAAATGCCATTACGAAATAGACCAAGGGGCGCATCTATCAAAGGATGAGCGCAAAGATATGTGGTTAAAAGCCCACATTGCAACGGTTGAGGCACTTGGAGACAGATGGCCTCCAGAAGTGCCAATTCCTCATTTGCCCTTGTGAGCCTTGTCCAAGCCTTGAGACTCATGTTGCTTCAATTCTTTTTCCACAGCTTTGATGCGGGACATTTCCTGACGATGCTCAGACACTTTTTCGTAGTGCATAGGCTCTTTGGGAGTTTTTGATTTAGCTGCGGTGATAACAAATTTTGAAGCCATGACAAATCCTGTTAAAATGGTGATTGACATTGTGCCATATTGGACATAAAGTCAAAACCATAAATTCTTTGCAAGGAAAAATCATGGGAAAAGCTGATACAACAATGGCTAAAAGCACAACTGG